CAATTTAGTTATTCATCAGGGAAATCATTCTGCAACTGGAGATAATATGACTTATATGCTTGGTGAAGGCATGATCGGTCATTTTCCTTGGCGATCGTATGATCAGTTTAGAAAAAAAGTTATTAATGGATATAAAGCTTACTCTGCTTCAAGCCTCCCTGAAGATATGGGTTCCCATTGGAGATCTTATGGACAGCTATTTGAAGCTGGTGGAGATGAGGCACTTAGGGGCGTTTTTGAAAAATGGTTTTTTGATCCAGAAGATGGCGTGATGGATGCCCCAGTATTTGTCCCTTAATTTTGGGACAATAATTCCGTAGGATTTTATATGTCTGATGATTTTGATGATTTTGATATTAGTCAAATAATAGATAGCGCAGATGGTGATGCTGCGAATGGCGTTGAGGTAACCACTCCATCTGGGGCAACCATAACGGTGATGAACCAGTCAGAAGCAGATTACTACGATCAAGTTCATCAAAGATATCTTCAGGACAACAAGTTCAAAAATGTTTCAGATATTCTTGAATTAGACAGAATTCTTATCATGGAATTAATGTGTTATCGCTGGGGCATTTGGATTCTTGCAGAAGAAGATTATTTTGGCAGAAAAGTAAATCCAACTGAAGTTCAAAAATCAATTGAAACTTATTCCAGAGAGATTCGTGGAATTAAAAAAGATCTTGGTATCGACAAGAGCACCAGAGACAAGGATAAGGGCGACTCAGTTGCTGAATACATTCAGATGCTTGGAATCAGAGCTAAAGAGTTTGGCATTTCTAGAAACAATCAATCCGCAAAAGCTATAGAGATTTTGATGGAAGCTCGTGCTTTGATTACTCTTTATGAAAATTCTTCTGATGCAGAAAGAAAGGAATTTAAGGCGAATTTAGAAGATATAGTTACATGGTTTAAGTCTAAGTTTGAGGAATTTGAAACTATTGATGCTGCTCTGAGAAAAAATCAGGCTACTTGGATTCGTGATCTGTGATGGCAAAGAAGCAGTCGTGGGATAAGAGATATCAGTCAATCAAGAAGTCTTATCCTCTAATAGATGATCCTGATTGGAATAATGCAATATCAGATGATGATACTTTTATCAAAGTTCTTGGAGATATTTTAAAATCAGAGAGAAAAATTTCTACTCCTGGCAAGAGGCCAAGTTTAAATAAGTCTGATGGGATAGAGAAATTAAATCGAATACTTGAGAGAGACTATTCTGATTCAGAATTTTGTATTGCGTTCAAAAATCTGGTTGGGCAGAGATCGGTTCGTGCTATTAACGCTAAAACAGGATTAAGCAAGTCTCATGTTCAGAGATTGTTGACTGGGGCGGATGATCCATCCATTGAAACAATGGAAAAAATTGCTACTGCTTTTCGAAAGCATCCTTCATATTTTTTAGAGTATAGAAGTTTTAAAGTTCTTCAAAGTATCAATGATTTTTTAATTAAAAATCCTGAAACTGCTACAACTTGGTATAAAAAGGTTTGGGGATGAAATGGGTGTTTACGAGAATCTTTCAGAAGAAGAATGTTATTTATACTCTATTTTGCAAGATGAGTCTGGTTTAGATTTGGCCGAGTTCTCATACCTTGACGAGACTCAAGATGACAATATTTTTAGAGCTTGGCCTGTTCAGTGGTTTTGGTGGCGTTGCGATGATCAAAAGCAGATAGATAGGGGAAGCAGGTCTGTTGGTAAATCTCTTTCAATCAAGTTTAGAGCTTTTGCTTTCCCGTTTGTTTGCCCAGGTGAAGAAATGGTTATTACGGCTCCAGAAGGAATTCACCTTGATGCTGTAACGGACAATATTGAGAGTCTTTATACAAATAACCGTTTGGCTAAAGAGATGATTGCGAAGGGTCGTGGAGGAATTAAGCATCGACCATTCATGATTAACTTTGTCAATGGTGGAAGAATCATTGGCCGTATTCCACAGAGAGACGGTAAAGGACTGAAGGGAACTCACCCTTTGTGGCTTGAGCAAGACGAGGCCAGCGATTTCCCCGAACAGGCTTGGGCTGAAATTATTGAAACTGTAAAGATTCAGAATCCTAAAGCTAGATGGAGAGCGCATGGTGTGACTAGGGGTGTCGGGGGCGGTTTCGATGAGAGATGCCAGCCAGATAGCGGTTGGAAAGTCCATGCTCTTCCTGCAATGTTTCGTCCAAACTGGACTAATGAGGAACGAGAGCAAAAAATTCAAGAATACGGTGGTCACGTAGATTCTATTGATTATCGTAGGAATATTTTAGGTTTGCCGGGAGATCAAAATAGTCCAATTTTTGTTTTATATAGATTGATGGCCGCAACAGATGTTGATACTGGAAGTAACTATAATGAGTTCGAATACACTTCTTTAGAGATAGACGAGGCTGCGGTTAGAGATTATGGATCAATAATTCCTCTTCTAGATTTGCCAGCAAATCATAGATCTTATAAAAGATTTTGGATCGGAATGGACTTGGGTTGGACCATCGCGCCAACTTCAATTGTTATCTTTGCTGAAGATACAAAAACTAGAAAAGGCAAGACTTGTTTGAAGTTGCTTGCAAGAATTCTTTTGAAGAAAATTTCTGCGCCAGATCAGGCTGCAGCAATTCTGCATCTTCTTGACATTTATAGACCTATGGCTTTTGCTCTTGATTCAACTGGCGCAGGTTTACCGCTTTTTGATTATGTTCAGAAGGCAACTAGGGAAGATCCAAATTTGAAATCTTTAACTTCTAGAATTAAGGGATATAACTTTTCCGAAAAGATTATTGCCGAATTTGATGATTCTATTCAAATAGACGAATTATCGCCTGATGGATACAAAGAAGCAGCAATTCACCGTAATGTTTTAGAGTGGAGTACTGACATACTAAGGAGCATGGTAGATGAACAAACTATCATACTTCCTTATGATAAGTCAATCATCTCTGAGTTTCAGGGCCAAACTTGGTCTTATGCGAAAGCTGCTATGGATTCATATGGAAGAAAACGTATTTTCAGCACTGGCAGCTTCCACACGCTTGATGCGTGCCGCATGGCAGCTCTCGCTTTCCAGCAGCAAACTATTAATGAATTCATTGATGGGCACAAGAATTCGTGGGATCCACCCCCCATGCTCTTTCTCTAGCATTAAATGCTTTGATTGCGGTGACAGCAACCCGGTTCGTCGCGGTGGAAATTCTGGAATTAAATTCTTTGTTTGCGATTCCTGTTTCGTCAACTGGGTTTCGTATATTTTCTTTTGTAACGGTGATTGGTGTGTTTATCTGGTTCAGCCATATAAATGTTTGATAATGAGTTCACCCAGGTTGTCGGATGCCGTACAGTCAAGTATTGATTTTTCAGGTATTCGTGACGATAAAACTTGGAGTAGAAAGTGGATAAAAATTCATCTGAGGAAGTTGTTAAGGCTTGGAGAGAAGAACTTTTAGGATTTCTTAGGGAAATGGCAGATTTTGCAAATCTTAATGATGCCAATATTATTTTAAAAAAGCTATCTGCTTTTTCTGCTCGTGCAACTTATATGAATAATCTGATTGGTTCTTCTAAGAATAGACAACTAACTGAATTTAAGTTTGATGAAATAGTTCCTTTTCTAAAGGAAAACGAGTTTCAATTTAAGGTTTGGTCTAGAGTAGCTTCTATTTCCGCTTCAGAGTGGGAAATGTCGAAAGGTTAAAAATGGCTGAGGGTTCAGAGCTAGAATATGATCCAGAGTTTGGTGCTTCATTCATTAATGAAACAGATGTTCCAATTTCTGATATAAAGAATCAAATTGAGTCTATCCCAGAGGTGGCTGCTTTACGTCGTTGGGCTATGGGCAATCAGACCGCTTCTCGTCGTAGAACAATATTTGACAGAGATCGCTATGTTAGTCCTTCGAATGTTTTCGAGAAGTTTCAGATTGCACTTCAGGCAGTTGAGCATGATGATGCAGTCGCTAACGTAGTTGAAACTACTGAGCAGCTCGCTTTTAAGCGTATCGCTATGGAGTGCGAAAATGAAGATGAGCAAAATGTTTGGTTTCAGATTGTTGATGAGCTAGATCTTCCCGAGAGATTAAGGGAATGCTGGAGAGAGATCTTCACTATTTCTCAAGCTTACCCAGCTGTTCTTTATAAGAGAAAATCTTACAAAGTTAAGGGCAAGGGTAGAAAGAGGGAGTTCAAGGATCTTATTGTTCCTGTTGGAATTTCCTATCTTGATCCAATGAAAGTTATTCCTGTTGGAAACTTCATGTTTAACCAGGAAAGGCTTGTTTATTTAGCTGACAGACAAGAAGCCCAAGAGTTTGATACTTTAGCTGGCTATAATACTTCTGATCTGATTGTTGATCAGCTTATTGAAAGAAAGTATCAGCCTTGGAACGAGGGTCCAGACTATGAAGCTGGAAGAGATGAGCTTCGTTATTTGATGGAGTTGACTGGCCAGTCAAATATTGAAAGCAGAATGTATCTTCTTCGACCGGAAAATGTTTGGAGAATTACTGCAACGAGACCGCAGTATCAGAGGTTTGCTTCTGTTCGAATGGAGTCGATTTTCGAGCTTCTTGATATGAAAAATCTTCTTAGGGAGATGGACCGCTCTTCGATTCTTGGAACAACTAATGCCATTATTCTCATTAAGAAGGGCGACAAGGATCATCCAGCTCGTCCGCAGGAGCTGGAGCAGCTCAGTTCTCAAGTTCAGATGACTTCAAGGGTTCCAATTATTGTTGGTGACCATCGTTTAAATATTGAGATTATTACTCCAAAGATGGATAAAACTCTGGCCCCAGAGCGATATAACGGTATTGATTCTAGAATTACTGCTAGAATGTATCAGATCCTTTCTACTGGCAACTATGCTGCTGGTACAGCGACTGATGATTCAATGAAGCTGCTTAAGGTTATCGCTTCTTCTATGGAAGCCCGTCGCGATCAGATTCGTGATTCTTTCATGATGAAGCTGTTTAGGCCGATGTGGATGAAGAATGATCAGCTTTTAACTGAACCTAAGATGCAGTTTTATCCTCGAAGAATTGCTCTTGATTTCGATCCAAACATTGCGAACTTCTTGCAGCAGCTTAGGGATCGTGGAGATATTTCCAGGGAAACGATTCTTGCAGAGCTTGACATTATGGAGGATGAGGAAGCCGTTAAGAGAGCTAGAGAAGCTGAAAGATATGATGATATTTTCTCTCCTGTTAATGTTCCATTTTCTTCTCCCAATCCAGTAAATCCAGCAAATCCCCCAGGTTCAGGTAATGTAACTCCAAATGGCAGTGGTTCATTTGGTGGAACCAATCCTGAATCATTTACTTCTGATTCTTGATAATAAGATTTTGAAACCGTTTAATTTTTAGGTGGTTAATATGACTATTCTTACAGAGAACTCTAATTCATTTTATTTTACTGGACCAGTTGAGTTAATTAATGCCGAAAGAGATATGGCGGCTCATTGGGCTTCTGAGTTCATTAATCAGAATCCTGCATTTAAATGGATTATTGGCAAGTATGTTGAGGCTGATAACGCTAATTCAAATGGTCAGTATTGGTCACTTGAAGATCTGAAAATGTCTAAGCCGAGCATTGAATATGCCCCCATGAATATGGGTCATCGCCAGAATCATATTGTCGGAACATATGTTGCTTCAGAGATGATGTATCCAGTTGAGCAGGAAATGAATGCGTATATTGAAACCGCTTCAGTTCTTTGGAAGTATTATTTTCCAGATGAATTAGCAATGGTTCAGAAGGCTTATGATATTGGCGCTTTGCATCAGAGCATGGAGTGCATTGCCGAGTCAGTTACTTGTGCTGGTCCAATGGGATGTGGTGAAACATTCAAGTATGGTGGCCCAATGTCTTCCGATTATTGTGAGCACATTAAGTCAAGAGAGTCATATAGACAATTAAATAATCCCCACTTTCTTGCTGGCGGTTTAATTCTTCCACCCGATCGTCCGGGTTGGAAAAATGCCTCAATTGATGATGTTGCCGCTTTTTCCGACGATGAACTTGATAGAGTTTATAAGCAGGTTTCTGAAGGTTCTCCTCATCTAGATCCTAAGCAGTGGGAAGCTTTAATGTTTGAAATTATAGCTTTTACAGCTGAAAAGGGTGATGATAATGTTGCCTCCGCAAGCCATCTTGCTTCTAAGGCAATTTTAAATATTCCTAAATTGCTTTAATTAAAATAACAGTAAGACGTTATTTCATCAGGCGTGAAAGGTTTATTATGATTCTAAAAGAGTTCCATGATCTACTGTTAGAGCAGAAGCCTGAAAGCGCTGAGCATGATGAAGATAATTGTCCTTTTTGTAATGAGGGCATTGATCATGATCATGATGATACACAAGACAATTCTAATTACTCCATTGGAGGGGGTGACATGAAGACTTATACCGAAGATGAGTTTACTGCTGCTGTAACAGAGGCTGTTGCCCCTCTTCAGGCCGCGGCTGAGGCCAAGGTCGCAGAGCTACAATCTGAGATTGACGAACTCCGTACTTCTCAGGCTCGTAGTGAGGTGGAGGGTCAGATTGCCGAACTACAGGCAGATCTTGACAAAGCAGAAATCCGTGTTGCTGAAGCTGAGCGTAAGCATGATGAGCTGGTTGCCTATCTTGAGGCCGAGGCTGCTGCCGCTGAGCAGGCTGCACTTGTTGAACTTCGTCGCTCTGAGCGCCGCGATGCAGTTAAGGCTGCCGCACCGTTCGGTGACGATTACATTGACGCCAACCTAGATCGCTGGGTAGCGATGGAGGACGAGGCGTTTGACGCAGTTATTGAGGATTGGAAAGCTGTTTCCGCTTCTTCCCGTCAGGCAACTGACGAGGTTGAGGAGGCCGCAGAGGTTCCAGCCGAGACTGCTATGTCCAATGTCCGCAATGAAGACCACGGTGGTTCCGTTGCAGCTAGCGTTTTTGCTGCTCGTAGCCACGGTGTTGACGTTCGTTACCTGTGATCTGAAAGGAGGGAATAACAATGTCATATGGTCGTAATTTTTCATTCCGAGTCACCCCCAAGGGTGGCAACCGTGCAGGCCGTTACTACCTTGATGGTTCAGATGATCTTCCCATTGGTGCTCCTGTGGTACTGAGTGGTGAAGAGGATTCATCTACTGGCCGTCTTGGTGTTGAGCTTGCTACTGGCGATCAGGCTAAGCCGAAGCCAGGTACAGGAGGCGTTCTGGTCTATGAGCACATTCAGCCCATTGGTCAGGATCCTTACCTTTACACCTACTCTGACTATGACACCGCACCTGCTGGTGAGGCTGTCCAGGTCGTGAATGGCGATGATGTCAAGGTTGCTTTCAGGAACACAACTGCAACCAGCTTCCTGACCCGTTCAAACTATCCCACAGCCCGAGTGATGGTTGCTGGTCTTGGTGCCACTCCCACTGTTGCTGTTGGCGATTATCTTACCCCTGGCACTGGCAATAACACTGCTGGTTACTGGGCTGAGACCGCTACAGAGGCAAACGCTTGGCTTGTTGTAACCGCTGTCAATGCTTCAACCGGCGAGGTTGAGGCCCGTGTGAACTTCTGAAAGGGGGGTTAACAATGTCTAGCATCAAACTTTTTGGTAAAGAATCTAATCCAGAACTTGACGCCCTCCGTCAGAAGGTTGCTCAGCTCAACGCTGAGGCTCGCGATAAGTTCGATGATCCTCAGTGGCGTCGTGAGCGTGCCCAGGAGATGACTGAGACAATTTACGAGGGTTTCCAGCACGAGAATCTTCTGTCAATTATGGCTGAGGTCGAGAACCTCCCATTTGACGGTCGTTCTTTCGTGAAGGAAGTTCGTGGTCTCAAGGCTTTCTGGGTCGCCCGTGGTGGCCATATTGAGGCTTCAACTCTGAACGCTGACG